ATTTGACGTCGTAACAGCAGAACCGCCGACATACACCGTGTCCGTGTTGTCTTGATTCACCACGTGAATCACACCAGGCTGCGCCCGTGACGGATTGAGAACAGTCGCCACAGTTCCAACAGCTACTTGACCTTGATACACAGCCATGATTTACCTCAGCCATCAACACTAGCCGTGTGCGAACAGCCGTTCATCATATTCTACTGAAAGTCGAGCAACTTCAACTTGAATAAGTGCGTTGCGTTGACGCTGTGCAGTATGGGCTCCAATGTGCTGTCTGTAAAGCAGTTTTGGAATGTGATGACATTTCGTGTGCAGATAGGTGCGCAGGAACAGTTCGTAGTCGTCTGCAACACTCATCGCAGGGTTGTGTCCGCCGATTTGCCGGTACACGTCTGCACGCCAGGCACGAACATGATTTGGGGCCGAGACGATGTGGCGGACGGTGGTGGCGTTGAGTTCAGGGGCACGCATCACCCACACGCCATGCTCATCGTTCCAGTAGTGCGAGCCGTAGCCAAACGCCCATCCTTCGGGATAGCGGCCTGATTCACCTGACGGCAATATCTCGCACCAATCCGAATACACGAACCCGACGCTTGGGTCTCGGAACGCTGCCTCAATCTCGCTCAATGCGTCCGGTGTCAACTCATCGTCGTGATCCAGCTCGACCAAGATGTCGCCTTCTGCGACCATGAACCCGCGTCGCTTGACTTGACCAATCAACCCCGATGGCACATGACTATGGTGGGCGACGATCCGATACCGCTCATCGGAACAGAACCCGTACACCTGCCGCCACGTTTCATCGTTCGTCGAGTCATCCCAGACAACCCACTCCCAATCTTTATGCGATTGAGCCTTGAGACTTGCCCAGGTGCGAGCCAACACAACTGGTGGCGTGTTGTATGTCGGTGTGATGACTGAGATCAACCGAGAACGCATACTGGCGCAGCCCACTTCAACCCGGTCGCAGTAGATGAGTCAACAGTGAGAACATGATTGTTCGTGCCACCAACTGCCAGTCGAACGTTGGTTGTGCTGAACGTCAACAAGTCACCTTTGCTTGTCAACAGCGTGGAGCCTTGTGGACCTTGTGGGCCTTGAGCACCCGTCGCTCCCGTTGCGCCAGTTGCGCCTTGCGGACCGACAGCACCCTGCGGACCTTGCGCACCTGTTGCGCCTTGTGCGCCTTGTGCCCCGACATCTCCAGCACGAGAAAAATCAATGACACAGCCGTTGTTATTTGCTGGAGCAGTTCCAGAAATGTACGTCACTGAAATCTTGCGGTAGCCGGTTGCTGAGGTAACACCAGTGACATTGAACGTCGCAACAGATGTTCCTGTCGTGCGACCTTGAATAACCAATGTTCCTTCAACAGTGTTTGTCGAATCATCCCAAGAATCAATAAATGCAGTTTGTGTAACACCATCACCATCAACCAGATCGATGAAGATTTGTGTTACTGAACCGATGGTCGCATTGTTGAATCGGAAATTTCCACTGCCTGGATCAGAATCAGTTGTCGTCGTGCTGAAGGTGTAGAACAATCCGCCTTTGGCACCTGTTGCACCAGTAGCGCCTTGTGCACCCTGTGCACCTTGAGCACCCGTTGCCCCAGTTGCACCCTGAGCACCGACAGCGCCTTGCGGGCCGACTGCGCCTTGTACACCTTGAGCACCAGTCGCTCCGGTTGCACCCTGAACACCAGTCGCCCCGGTTGCGCCTTGAGCACCGACAGCACCCTGCGAACCAACTGCACCTTGTGGACCGACAGCACCTTGAGCACCCGTGGCACCAGTAGCACCTTGCGCACCAGTAGAGCCCTGCACACCTTGCGAACCGGTATCACCCTGCGGACCTTGAGCTCCCTGCGCTCCAGCAGCTCCCTGAGCGCCTTGAGGGCCTGTATCGCCCTGTGGTCCTACGGCACCCTGCGGACCAGCATCACCTTGCGGACCTTGCGCACCGACAGCGCCCTGAGCGCCCTGAGCACCCTGCGGTCCCGTATCGCCCTGCGGTCCAACATCACCTTGTGGACCTTGCGCACCGACAGCACCTTGAGTACCCTGCGGTCCCGTGTCGCCCTGCGGACCGACAGCGCCCTGCGCTCCCTGCGGACCAGCATCACCCTGCGCACCCTGCGGTCCGCTCGAACCTACGGCACCCTGCGAACCCTGAGCGCCCTGCGGTCCCACATCACCCTGTGGCCCCACATCACCTTGAGGTCCCTGTGATCCTTGCGATCCAGTAGCACCCTGAGCGCCCTGCGCACCTGCACCACCTTGCGGACCAACGTCACCCTGCGCACCTTGTGGTCCTTGTGATCCAGTCGCACCCTGAGCGCCCTGAGCGCCTGTTGCACCTTGAGCGCCTTGAGGACCAATCGCACCCTGTGGACCAGGAACCGTACTGTCAGCACCTTGAGGACCTTGCGCACCTTGAGAACCGGTTGCACCAACAGCACCCTGAACACCAATCGGACCCTGCGAACCCTGCGCACCTTGAGAACCAGTTGCACCAACAGCGCCCTGCGCCCCAACATCACCCTGAGCACCTTGAGGACCCTGAGCACCTTGAACACCAGTTGCACCAACAGCACCCTGCGCACCATGCGCACCTTGAGCACCTTGTGGTCCCTGCGAACCTTGAACACCAGTCGGACCTTGAGCACCTTGTGGCCCAATAGAACCAACAGAACCAACAACCGTCACCGACTGCGCCTGCTCCTGAACCGTCACATTGACATCATCCTCAGCAACAACAACCGTGTTGTTTGATTCGACCACCGTAACGGCTGTCGTGGTGTCCTGCGCCATCAGCGAGTCACCTCACCTCGCAACTCGAACGTGCCTTGCACGAGGCGAGTCACGACCGAACCAGAAACCAATTCCAAATCATAAACATACGTTTTGGCGTCAATCGCAGCCATAGCCGTAGCAGCAACACTCAAGTCAATCGTTCCAGCAGTACCCCCCAGAACAATCCGATTGTTTTCTGTTGTCAACTCCAACACCGCAGCGCCAGACGCATCAACAGACTGACGCAACTGCATACGAGCCGTATAACCCGTCAAATTCACTACAGACCCAGCAGAATCTTTCCACGTCAACTGACGAGTGAACGTCGCCCCCTGATCGGCGGTGATGTTGTAGATACCGGCAGGTGCAGACATCACTCAACCTCATAGACGCTAGAAGGGGCAATCGGGTTGATAGCGGCCACCGGCTGCAATGCAGCAGTCGGAACACCCGTGTGTTCAATGTCTGGCATGTCAAGAGCTTTCAACACGGCAGCAGGTTGGAAACCTGATGCGATGAGACGTTGTGCGATAGCCGATTTGCGATCCAAGTCAGCAAGGTTCGCAGCCGTGATGTCAATGTTCGTCAACGGGACTCGATACACATCGCCACCCTCAATCGGGGTCATGTCCTCAAATCGGCGCACATCATTCACCGACATATAGCCGTTATTCAAGCCCGACTGGTAGGAGGCGTTGCGTGCTGCGATATCACCACGCAGAAGACCTGCGGTGGAGAATCGGATGAACGCACGACCAGCCAACAACACGCTGTATTCGGATTCAACCTTCGCCAAAATTGGGGTCAACGAATGAACCAAGAACGACAAGTTGTTCGCCTCAACCGACGCATACGACATCGCACCTGGTGTCGTGACACCAATCATCGACGGTGGGACACGGAAGATTCTGGCAATCTCCTCAACAGCGAACTGTCGAGACTCAATGAACTGAGACTCGTTCGGCGGCACACCAGTCTTCTCAAACGTGGCACCACCAAACAAGATGCCGGGACGATGCGCACGACGCAAACCCTTGTGCCCATCCTCAAACGCATCCACAAGATTCTTGGCCTGCTCACGAGACAAGTTCCCAGGGAACTGAATGATGCCAGAAGTGTTCGACCCCTGACCAAAGAAACGGGAAGCAAACTCTTCCAACGCTCGTGCCAAACCGAGGTTCTCTTTCATCAAGTCAATGCGTGATTTTCCACGCAACTCACCCGGCAAAGTCAAGTCACGGATATGAATCATGTCCACATCCTCAATGCGGTCACGAGCCTCATAGACGTAAAAGAGGCGCCCGTTGTTATCTCGACGAATCTCCACCACCTGCGGATTCAACACCGACAACGCCAACACTTCACCATCCTCATCACGAATGATGCGAGTGAACGAGTTGCCATTCAGCAACAGCGAAACAATCACCTGCTGAAAGTGATCCTCTTTCGTCACCCCAATATCGGGTGCGTCAAGCCACGCAGGTCGTGGACGATACTGAAGACGCACACCCTCCTGGCGAATATAGGCATCAACTGGCAAAGTGGAAATCGTGTCGGCAATCAGACGCACACACGCATAGACCGTCCCAATTTTGATGGAATCGTCCTGCGTGACATAGACACCAGAGTTCGTCGTGAACGTGTACCCGTCACCGAGAGCGAACAACGACTGGAACGAAATCGCACGTTCCTCCTCATTGCCACCACGGCCAACTAGACGGTCAACAATCACTTCTTATCATCCTTAGTGATTCGAGCCAAACTCCACGCAGACACAAACGCAGCAACACCAATCACAGCAAACCCCAACGCCGGTGCCACCAACCATCCTGCAACCACAAGACATACCAATCCAATCAGCTCCAGCCATAAAACTTTCATCCCAGCCTCCTATCGTAGTTGAACCAGCCTACTCACACCACGAAGAACCCAGGCTCCGCCACAGGTTCAGGCGTCGTAGTAGCACGATCCGACGCCATCGCCAACGCAATCACAGCGTCAATCTTCCGCTTCGACTTACCCTTCGACAACGTCCAAC